TGCCGTCTCCGAGTACCGCTCCAACGCTTGGAGAGCCTTGGAGATGTGCGTCTCCGCTTCACCCAACGCAACGAGCTCTCCGTCCGTGTGCGCGGGTAGCGCGGTCATCAACCGGAACACGTCACGCAACGCGTCTCCGATTTGATCGGCTGGTGTTTCCATCAAGCGGCCTCCTCGCTTGCTTCCGGATGTCCGTCCGCGCCGAGAGCAACAAAGGCTTGGCCTTTGGCGGCCAAGATGCCGTGCGGGAAAGCGGCATCAATCAACTTGCGCTTGCCGAGCTCGTCCGCATCCGTGTAGTCCGCGGCAACCAAGCCGTCTCCGCGCCGCTTGGCTCCCAAGAGCTCCGCCTCATGCGTGGCGTGTTCCATCCGTGCCTTGTCACGCTTGCGCTCTATGAGCCGCCGCTCCCGCTCGTAACGCTCGGGATCATCGTCATAACGGCCGCCCGCAAACCACTCCTCCATCAACGCAAGACGCCCATCGTGGCCACGTATCTCGGTTGTGAGCCGCTCCATGTCCACGGTTGGGACAACGTTGCCGAGACCGCGCTTGGCCACACGGGCGGGCGTGTGCTCGTCCACCCAAGCCTCCAACGCTGGTCCGTTGATGGCGTTGTGCCCGCATCCGCCCTTGGCGGACATGCATGACCAATTCCAAGAGCCGGACTTGGCTTGCTTGTGGCGGTAGAGCGTGCCGCCGCACGGGCACACAAAGAGCTCCGTGAAGCGGGAGCGGAGCGGCTTGTCCCGCCCTTGCCGATTCAACGCCAACAAGTCTTGGAGCATGTGCCATTGCGTCTCCGAGTAGATGGCCTCCCAAGCACCTTGGCGCACGTAAGCGCGTGGAGCTCGTTGGCCTTTGGAGTCCGCGGGCGGTTGGTACGTGAGCCGTCCGGCAAGCGTGTCCCGCGCAACGGCTTGCTTCACAAGTTGCCCGTTCCACGGCTCGTTGGTCCGTTGCTTGCCTTCCGCATCCAACGCACGCGGCACGCCATCGCGCTCCCAACGGTCCGCAATGGAGCTCCATGTCTCTCCGGCAATCGCGCTCTCCAACGCGTCCACCATGACGGCACGGAGCTCGTTGTCCGGCTTGATCCCGCCCGGAGCGTTGGCATCCTTCACCATGCCCATCGGAGCCAAGCCGCCCGTGAACCAACCGTCTTTGCGCTTGTCTCCGTTCTCCGTCATGACACGCTCCCGTGTCATCTCCGTCTCCATCTGGCCGAACGTGGCCAACACGCACGCCACGCCACGGAGCGGAGCGGAATTCAAGTCAATGGTTTCGGCGGACAGGCTTTCAAAGACAACCGTGTCTCCGTGCAACGCGGCATCGTTGGCCAACGTGCAGAGCTCGTTGATGTCCATTAGGTCACGGCAAATCCGGTCAAGCTTGGTGAAGATCATTGTGTGGACATGACCGGCACGGATGAGCTCCAACAAACGCGCGTAGCTCTTGCGTGGATCGGAGCCGCCCTTGGTGGCCTTGCCGATGGCGGATGCGGATGCATGGTTGTCAACGAAGAGCGGCAAGCCGGTTGCCGGATCGGGACGCAACTTGCCGCCCGTGGCCATCTCGCGCTCCAAGATGGCGCGGGCATCTCGGCGGCAACCGTGGCCATCTCCCTTCTTGTCTCGGGACATGCGCACGGCTCCGGCTCGGTCCGAGCTCGGATCACACACGCTCCACGCGCCGAGCTCCTCCACAACGGCACGGACTTCACTCTCCGCCAACGCTTGGAGCATCTCTTGCTTGGTTGGCTTGCGCTCCCGGATGCGGCGGACGGCCGTGCCGGAGCCTCTCGGGCGGCCACGGCCGCGGGTACGTGGCTCGGCGGCCACTTGGTCTTGGTTGATGGTGCTAGCCATGCCCTACATGGTAGGCATCCGGGATATATCCCGCACTTTCGTCCGGGGGAGAAAGTTGGCCAAATATCCGCAAACATGCTGGTCAACGGGCGTGACCGACTTCACGCGAGAATTTCTCCGGTTGGAGCTCCGGCCGGTTGGGTAGATGGGCGGCCGGGAGCTCTCACGGCTCCCGGATGGAGGCTCCGCCGATGAGCTCGGGAGAGTGGTTCGCGGCCGGTCCGTGTTGGGCGTGTGGCACGTTCCTCCTCTTCAATCCGGAGACCGTGCCGAGCTACGCGGGAGAGCCGTTGTGCCGCTCTTGCGTGGAGCTCATCAACACGCGGCGCGCCGAGCTCGGCAAGGCTCCCATCTCCATCCCGGCCGGTTGCTACGTGGATTGACGCTCGGGCGGGAGCGCGAGCCACGCAACCGCGCACGCGCCAAAGAAACCGACCGTGGCAAGCATCTCGTCATCCGGAGACTTGTTGCGGAGCAAGACGATGATGGACAACGCCAACATGCCGGACGCCAACATGATCAACACAAACGCCCGCTTGTGATCGGTCATGACTCTCCCGGATAGATGTGGCCGCCAACGAGATGGAGCTCCGGAGCTCGTCCCGGCTCGGGAGAGCCGTCCGTCCAAACGATGCATTGCCAAAGAGCTCCATCTATGCCGCGTCCGGCAACGACAATCACGCCATCATCCTCGCAATACGCGTCCACGCCGCTGGTCCACAATCCGGCAACGACAAAGAACGTGCCGCCATCCACGGACGCAAAGAGCTCCAACGTGTCACCAACAACGAAAAACCACTTGCGGCCGATCTTGTCTCGGCATTGTCCGGGCGTCATGTCATCATCCCTCCGAGTGTCCTGTTGCGGCGGAGCTCCTCCGCCCTTGGCAATGTCCAACACGCGCGCCATCGGGAAACCGTCTCCGCAATCCCAATGGCCTCCGCCCATAGAACCAAGGTCCACGTGATCACACACGCCCGCGGCTCCGTGTTGTGCGTCATAGGCGGAGAGCTCCACAAGCGGGATGCCAAACGCGGCGGCCTCCTCCGCTACCCACTTGCCCGCGTTGTTGAGCATCTCCGGATGTGCGTCCCAATCGGCCGCGCTCCACGCGGCAAACGCACATAGCTCCAAAGAGACGGCATACGGATTGGCGTTGGCTTGCGTCCAAGCCTTGTTGCCGCGCTCCACGTAGACGCCAATTGTGTTGGGCTTGTCGTCCGCTCCGGCATGTGAGCTCACGCCCGCGGATGGGCTCGCAAAGAAGTTGCCGAGACTCTCAATCGTTGTGGCACCTTCCGCGGTGTGCAGCACAATCAACCGCACGCCACTCCCGCCGCGCGATGAGTAGTTAGGGCTTGGCATCGGGACGCGTTGAAGCATCGTCATCCTCCTCTCCAAACGGTCCACGCACGTCATCCGGCATGGAGTAGGGCTCGGACGGCTCCTCTTCCGGCTCGGGCGTTGGCTCGGGCCAACGGTCCGTGGAGCCGCGGATGATGCCCAACACAAACCGTTCTCTTGGTATCTCGTCACGCCGCTCCGGCATCCCAAACCTCCAACCATCCCTCTTGCAATGCGTGTTGCAAGTTGATTGTGCCCGTGCATGCAACGCCCATCCGGAACGTCATGACGGATGTGCCGTCCGCTTTGACGCCCGTGCAAAGGAAAGACACATCTCCGGACAAGCGGCCACCAACGTTGGCGTTTTGTTGTCCAAGCCGGTCATTGATCGTGACCAACGAGCCGCCATCAATCGTGTACTTGGCGTATGAGAAAACAAACGTGCCCGAGCCGTCATAGTTGAGAGCTCCAATGACACGGACGCGGCGGGCAACCGGCATGGCCACGTTGCCGGTTATGTTGAAGTCAAAGCCTCCGGAGCCAACGCCAGAGACCAACGTGTTGTGCGTGACACGCGCCAAGAGTTGGAATGGCGGATACCAAACGCCATTGATCCGTTGCCATTCCGTGTTGGTGTCAACCGTGATGCATGTGGCTCCGTTGGGAGGATTTGGCCAAGCGGCATTGCGTGCGGCCACGTTGGCAAAGATGGCTCCGCCAAACGCGCTCCCGGCAAGACCAGCGGGACGAACATCCGAGATGTTGCCCGCGGTCACGGAAGCGGAGCCGCCCGGAACGTAGATTTGCGCAAGCGCAACCGCGTTGGCGGGAGTGGCGGGAACGGTTGGAGACGCGGCGGCCGTGCCGGTCACGGTTGTAAAGATGAAATCGTTGTTAGAGCCGCCATCCAAGTCATTGCCACGCGCTTGGCAAATCACTAGGTCATAACGGTTGGTGCCCGATCCGGGAGCGGCGGCCAACGTGACCGGCTCCACGGCATCCGATGCGCACAAGACGCTTCCCGTGTTGTTGCCGGTTGGCACGGAGACTTGACCGGCCGCCACGTTTACCGTCATGCCGGAGCTCACGGTCACGGCACAACCAACGCTTGCGGCGGATGGCCAAATGGACCCAATGAGTCTCCGGTCCACGCTTGCCGCGTAGGAGCCTTGTTGCTCCCAAAGTGGCGTGTATCTCGTCATGAGCTCATCTCCGGACTAGAGCGTCCACATCCTTGGCGGGAGCGGACAGGATTTGCGCGAGTGATCGCGGCGGGCGGCCAACAACAATCTCCACGTTCTCTTGGCCATCCTCGCCAACGTCATAGGTGATCCCAACAATGCGGACCGATGTGTTGACGGCAAGCCTTCCCTCGTTGATGTAGAGCGGCACGGAGTCACCCATGTTGAAGTAACCGGGATAGAACGTGCCCGGACGCAACTTCAACGTGTAGGCGGGCGTGAGCAAGCCATCAAACGCCAAGATGCCGTTGGCTCGGTCATCCAACGTGGATTGGATTGTCACGTCCGATGCGTTGATTGCCTCTTGCCACAAGCCAACCGGATTGACCGTGACATTGTTGGCGTCCGTGTTCCATTTCTCCGAGAAGAGTTGTGCCGCGTTGGGATCGGTATTGGCCTTGTTGCCGATCACGCGCACGTAATTGGCGTAATCGGCGGAGCTCACGGTCCGCGTCAACGATGCGACGTTGGCTCCATAGGCAAGCGCAACGTCCGTCCGGGCAATCCCTTGTTGCGGATAGAACACGCGGAGTTGGTCATAACTAGAGCTCGGACCGTTGGGCTTTAGGTCATAGTCAAAGCCGTTGATGCATTTGGCCAAGTCATCCATTGCCGTGAGAAAGACCGTGGCGGGCGGATAGAACCGATCCCGCAAGATGCCGGAATACGCGGCGCGGCTTGTGCCGTCCGGATTGACGCGGACGGTTGTGACCGGGAGCCACGTGCCCGGAAGCAACGAGCTCAGATTGTTGGATTGCCAACCGTTGGCCGCGTACTGCAACAAGCCGCTAACGATGATGTCTTGATCCGTGGAGCTCCAACCGGCCGGAACGGATGGCGTTGTGTGGCGTCTCCCCAACATGGCCAAGTAATCGTGCGCGGTAAACGTCACGATGGCGGATTGCTCCGAGATTTGATCCTCCGAGTGATCAATGAGTCCGCGGAAGATGGTCACGTCTCGGCCGAGTTGATCGGACCAGCGCATTGCTACAACGTCCGTGGCCAATTCCAACATCAACTTGGCGGCCGGACGATGGGAGTCCAACGTGAACGTGAGCTCCGCGGGAGCGTTCCACTTTTGCGTTAGGCGGCGGCCACGTGCGTCCGGGAGCTCCGTGATGATGATGGGCAATGCCGTGTTCCATTGCCGTTGGTAGGCAACGAGACGCCAACGAGCTCTCCCTTTCGGAACGGGAGCGGCGGCACGCGGATCAACGAGCTCGGTCACGCTCATACGAGATAGGTGTCCTGCCAAATCGCTTGGACTTGGGAGACGTTGTTGGAGGAGCCACTCCCGGAGATGGTGAGATACGTGTAACCGGGATTGACCGGGAGGTATGGCCAAGTTGTGGTTGTGAAGTTGATGCCCGCAAAACAGGATTGGTTAGGGTCCGAGTCTCGGAACGCGGTCTTGTTGTTTGTGTCCACGTCTACCCAATGCAACGCATCAATTTGAAAGCCGCTCGCAAAGTTGACTTGGTATGTCGGACCTTGGACGCCCGGACTAACCATCGTGAGCATGTTCACGCGTGGCGTTGTGATCGGTCCATAGATGCGGAGCAACGGTTGGATCGGCAAGTCTCCGGGAGATGAGATGGTGCCGGTTGTGGAGGAGCCGCTCCCGGCCGGATACGTGCGCGGAAACGTCAAGTTGTAGACACGGCCGTTGGCGGAGGAGGAACCGACCCAAGCAAAGACCGTGTTGACGGTTGGGTCATAGACAGCGGGATCACTCGCCACCCATTGGAGTTGGATGTCCCGTTGCGAGTTTCCGGCAATCGCGAATTGGTAACCGCTGGCGCGCACGCCAATCGTCCGCTCGGCCGCTCCCGGCCGGTCCAAGATGTAATGGAGCGTTGGCCGCGCGCTTGGCACCATGAATGGCGCAAAGCTGTCCGCCACGTCATCAATCCGAGCTCCGGCTCCCGCCAACACGCTCACGTGTGCGCTTACCGCGCGAGCTCCAAAGAATTGCGTCCTATCGTCCACGCCATCATCGTCCGGGCGGTTGCTCACAACGTCACGCACGGTTGGCCATCCGAGTAGGAGCTCCGTGCAAAACCATCCGCCGCTTGGATTGTCCAATTGGATGGTTGACGCACCCAACGTGAGCCACGCTTGCCGGACACAAAGCGCGGGCGGGAACGGAGTCCACGCTTGTTGTTGCGCGCTCATACCATGCTCGTTTGCGCGACCCAAGCGGCGCGTCTCATGAAGAGCTCCACGTCCATCTCCGTTGCAAAGTTGGCGTTTTGGATGACAACGGATGGACCGGAGTTGATGGGCGTGGCGCGCGCTCCATTCAACGGGACAACGGCCTCCGGTCCCGCTTCACCAATCAACGCCACGGTTGGCTTGGTCACGATGCCGCCATGTTGCAAACCAACAAGGCTCTTGGCTCCGCTCACGATGGAGCCGCCGATCCCGGCAATGCCACCAATGGCGTCTTTGACCTTCCCGATGATGTTGGAAATTGTGTTCCACGCATCTTCAAACGGTCCGGCAATGGCGTGTTCCACTCCCGCCATCGCGGCGGATACCGCATCAAAGATGCCGCCAACGATCCCGCGCACGTCATCTATTGCCGTGCGGATCAAGTCACGGGCGGCATTGAACGGACCAACGATGGCGTCACGCACGCCAGAGACAACGCCAGAGATGAAACCAACCGCATCCGAGACAATGCCGCGCACAACATCAATGGCCGCCGAGATGAGACCAACGGCAATGTTGAATGGCGCGGAGAGGATGTCAACGAGCGGACTGACAACGTTGTTGATCCATTGCACAACGTTGGAGATGAGAGCCTCAATCCGGCCGACCCAAGTGTTGACGATGGTGGAGAGCGTGTTGAATACCGCATCCCAAATGGAGCGGATGAAGTCAACCGCACCCATGATGACGGCTTTGATTTGGTCGAAATGATCAACGACGATGTTGATTAGGACGCCAAACGGACCAAGGAAGATGTCCAACAAGAGCGGCCAATGGTCAACGATCCATTGCCACACGTCCGAGATGACGGCTTGGATGGCCGCCCAAATCGTGTCCCAATTGTTGTAGAGCAAATAGCCAATGGCAATGAGCGCGGCAATGCCGCCGATGATGAGCAAGAGCGGACCCATGCCCGCATCCATCATTGCGCCAAACGTCATCATGGCCACGCCCGCCACTTGCATGGCGGGACCGAATTTCTGGCCGAATTGGGCAACGGCATCCGTGGCGGTTGCCCGCAACGCGTCCAACTTGCCTTTGAACGTGTTTGCCGCCGCGGACGCTTGACCGGCCGTGACTCTCGCCAACGCTTCCGTTGCGGTTTGGCCATCCTTTGTCAGTCCGGTTGTCTTGTCTATGGAGATGCCGTATTCCTTCAACAACTTGGTGTTGCCGTTGTAGACCTTGCCAACTTGCGTGGCCGCGGTAGTCAAATCCTCATGCTTGGCGGCGGCCACGTTCTCCGCGGTGGAGAGCATGTCCATTGCCTTTTGCGGATCATGCGTGGCTTGGGTGAGAACACGGAGCGCGTCTTGCGTCTTGTCGGCCGTCTCTCCGAATTTCTCTCCGTGTTTGATGGCCTCATCAATGTGTGACGCGTATTCGTCATACGTGTGACCAGTGGCTTGGATGGCTTGATCAAGTTGTTGTTGTGCGGCTTGTTGCTTGGAGCCAAACGCGGAAAGACCAGCACCCAAGCCGGTTAGCGCGGCTCCTCCGCCCATCATTGCCGGACCAACGCCCTTGGCTTTGTTGGTCAAGTTGTCCAAGCCGCCCGCAATGCCGTCCAACATTGGACCGAGCGGACCGAGAGCTCCGGTTGCGTTGATGCCGCCGAGCCAAGACTTGAAAGCCGCCGCGCCACGTCCGGCAACGCCAACCGCTTTGTCTCCGGCATCGGACAGGGATTGGCCGAGACCTTTTAGGTCTCCAAGGATGCGGACGGTTACGGATGGACCAGCCATCTACCGTCTCCGTTTCGCGGCGCGCTCCGCTTCAATGGCCTCTCGTTGCATGTGCTCCACAAACGCGTTGTAAGTCTCCGCATCTAGCTCGTCCACTTCTTTGGGCGTCATGCGCCAGTAACGGCAAAACGCCGCGAGGTTTGCTAGGAGCCGCCATCTAAAGGGTCATCCATCCGCGATGGCTCGGACGTTTGAACGTCAATCTCCACATCTCCCGCTTGCTCCCAAAGCGTCCCGGCATCGGGCACGTGACCGAGTTTGGAGGCACGCTTGTAGAGCTCTAGAAACGCCACGGCTTGCATCCGCTCCGCTTCCGAGTCCGGATCATCCGTGCCTTGGAGGAGCTCCGTCATGGAGTGTCCCGTGGCTTTGGCAAGAGCCTTCATGCCGTTGGCGGTTGCGCGCATTGGACGCTCCGCCGAGATAACAACCGGCTCGGATGTGTAGTCAGTCATGGACGGCTCCCGGATCGGATGATGTGTTGGTCCAAACCGCGTTTGTGTTGAGGATGCGCTCTAACGCGGATGAGTAGAGCTCGGCGGATTGGGAGGCAAGACCAGCGGCGGCCGGGAAGAGGTAACGCCCGCTTGCTATGTATTGCCGTGAGCTCGGATGCGGCTCTTTGCGTGTGCCGCCAAACTCAATCCATCCCGCATAGGGCACGGACACGCGTCCCATACGGATGGCCGCTCCCGTCTTGGTGCCGGAGACACGGATGTCTCCGGAGAGCGTGTCCGAGACATGCGGGACCGCGCCGCGAGCTCGGGCGGCAACCGGCTCGGCCGCTTGTTTGCCCGCACCTTTGATGGCGGCATAGACGGGAGAGCTCACATCGTCCGCCATCTTGTTTAGGTCTCGGCGGATTGCGGCCATGCCGATCACGGCAACGGTTGGAGCCGGACCAGCCATGTCTACGTTGTGACGATGGATGGCGGTTGATCAAAGATCCAATCCAAGTCAACCTCTGACGCGGCTCCGGCCGCGCCTCCGAAATACTCATACGGTTGCGGGATGACGTTGCCTTCAAAGCTTGGATTGGTTGTTGATACCGCACGTGACTTGTATGCCCGTGTGCGGATGGCAACCAACGTCCCGGCCGTTAGATAAGCCTGCAACGCGGCCAAGAGCGTGGCGTGCGTTGATCCCGTGTTGAAGTCTTGCGCCAACTTGGCTTTGAAATGCCACTTGGTTGGTCCGGGATAATCCTTCACGCCACAAAACGTGACCACTTCAACCGGCTTGTTCTCCGGCTCCACGTGTACCTCCAAGCCAAGGCATGAAAGGTTCGCGGTCCCGATTTGCACATACGCATCCGTCATGATGACCGGAGCGATGAGAACGGGCGGAGCGGGATCGGCGGCGGAGACGGTTGGCTCCGGCTCTTTGGTATCGGGCATGTGTTAGCTCCTCACTTCAACGATTAGATCGGCGGCCATGATTTCCGCTCCGGCAATGTTCCAAAGCAACGTTTGCTCTTGGACACGGACACGGACGGATTGGACCGTGCCGCCGAGCGTGAGAGATTCATTGACGGCTTTCTTGGCGGCATCTAGGAGCTCATCCATACGAGCTCCGTCCAACACGCCAACGGCAACGGCAACGGGCAAGTCCGTCCGGTCAACGCCAAACGATGGGGCGTCATAGTCCACGTGCCGCGTATAGCCAACGATGTAGGCGGGCGGATTGAACGATGGCGGCGGCTCGGCAAAGACGGCAACGGTTGGGTCAATGGTGGAGAGGAGCTCGGCCAACGCGGCGGCCACGGTTGTCCGTTGGTAGCTCATCCAAAGACCAGCGGACCAAGCAACGAATACATGGCCTCCACATCCGGATCAACACGTCCAACACGGATAGCTCCCGCGTCTCCCCAAGCAATCGTTCCGTCCAATGAATCGCGGCGGCGGTAGAGCCGTGCCGCGTGCAACATGCAAGCCTCCCGTGCCGCGTCCGGGAGCGTGCCGTCATCAAATGGCGGGATCGGATAGCGGTAGTTCAATCGGGCGTTGCCGTATCCGATGGCGGCGGCCAACGCATCGTTGATAACGGCATCCTCGTTGGCGTCTCCACCTTGGAGACGGAGCAACCGCCGCACATCTTGAAGCGTTGGCCATGACGCCATCTAGGGCTCCTCCTCCGGCTCCGGATGCTCCAATTCCAATGGAGAGCTCGTTGCTTGGCGGCGGAGCAATAGGACAAGAAAGTCCGCGCGCCGCTCGGCAAACATTGGCTCCCAACCGGAGGGAAGAGGCACGGCTCCTCCTCCCTCCGTGGCGGCAACCGGGATGGAGAATTCCCGGACTTCCCAATCCATTACTTGCCGCGTCCGTGATTGGCGGGCGGCTCTTCCGCGGCCTCTTCCTCCGAGACTTCCGCCACGGTTGGGAGGCTCGTTACTGCGGACAAGTCCAGCGCGACATATGCGGTTTGGGCTAGTGAACCAAACGCCACGTAACCGCCATAGGCAACTTGGACGCCAAGGATGGACGGCTCCACAACGGAGAGCAATCCAATGGTGTCCTCGTAAACCTCGTACAAGTCCGCTGGTCCAACGATGCATGTCTTGGCGGGAGCAAACGGCACAACAACGCGCGGGAGTCCGAGCACATCTCCGCGGAAGTCCGCTAACGAGCTCGTTCCGGGAGCGTTCATCTCATTGGTTGTGTTGACCGGGAACACGGTCCGGCTTGTGTCCACCAACGAGCCAAGCGCGGCCCACACATCCAACGAGCACCAAATGCGGGACGGCATCCGTTGCGCGGCTTGGTAGCTATGCATGGCGGCCGTGTACAAGCCTTTGGTCCAATCGGCCAAGACGGGCGTTGCCGGGAGCGCGGGCGGCTTGGTGCCGGTTGCCTTGGCAACAAAGTCCGCGGCCACGGTTGTCTCCGTGTCAATGGCGTATTGGTCCGCCAAGTCACGGATCAAGATGTCCCAAGCGGATGGGCTCGTCCAATCAATGTCTTGGCGCGAGATGTCCACGTAACCGCCGCGCGTTGTCTTGGTGAACGTGACCGAGCCAATGGCCATCTTGCGAGACGGGAGCGCGGTTTTCTCGGCCGTTTGGGCTCCGCTTTGCGTGTGCGTTGTGATCTTGGGACGCGTGAACGTGGCTCCGGCAATGCCGCCGAGACCGCGAGCTCCACCAAGCGATTGGATGAGCGGACGGTTGGAGTCAATCAAGTTGACTACGGCACCAACGATGGGCGTTGGGAGCAAGCCGGGAGTGTCTCCGGAAAGCTGGTCCGCACGCGCTTGGTAGATGCGTTGTGCGGCGGACTCATCGCGCACGTTCCGATCCATGATGCCGTTGGCGCGGATGTAGTCCACAAGGAACGCTCCCGCGGTGCGATAGAGCGGAGCTCGTTGCTCCACATCCATCCGCCGAGCTCCAACCGTGTCCGCTGGTCTCGGCAACGAGCTCACGCTCTCCGCGTGCGCTTCCCTCATTTGCTCGTAAGCGCGGAGCGGTTGGATTTGTGCGTCTAGCTCGGCAATCCGCTCACGGGATGCATCAAGCAAGGAACGCTCCGCATCAACAAGGTCTCGCTCGTCACCAACTTGATTGAGAACCGAGTCCATTGCGGCCATTTGCTCGGCACGCTGGTCAACGAGCCGCTCAAGTACGGGATTGGGCATGACAAAACTCCTCCGATTGTCGGACGGTTAGCCAACGGTGCGTGTGTCCATTGGGCTCGGTCCGGGCCTATCCGATTGGCCTATCGGCGGCGGAGGATCGGCGGAAATGTCCGCGTGGCGTTGCTCTATTGGGAGCGTAACTCTTCCATGAGCTCCCGCCAATGATCCACGTCCCGCTTGCGCGGTGCCGGACGCAATGCCCGTGTGCGGACCATCGTGACTCCCGCGTCCGCGTATGCGGGCGTTGGCGTCATGGAAACCTCCACAAGACGGCTCTCCAAGCGTGTGACGCGTGCCTTGTGTGCCGGTCCCAAGTCCGGCATGAAGTCATCCGGGAGCTCCCAAGTTGGATCACGGATGTCTTGGAAACCAACCGACAATCCGAGCAAGTCTCCGCTCTCCGCCATCCGTGCGGCCTCTTGTGCTGGCGCGGAGTCATTCAATTGCCACACGCCATGCATCCCGTCTTGATCATGCGTCCAACGCTCGGCATGGCCGATGGGCATTGATTGCTGGTCATGGAACAAGAGGAGCGGGAGATTCTTGCCGGAGCGGCCGTTGGTGGACCGTTTGAAAGAGCCGGGAGCGTGCCGCTCTAGGAACCATCCCAAGTCCGCCCAAGTGTCATAAGGAACGGCACGCCCTTCTAGATAGCGGTACGGGCGGCCAATGGCTTGCGCTTCCCGGAGCTCCAAGACGGCTCCGTATTCGCGTGTCTCGGCGGCATCAATCATTGCGTTGGTTCCTCCGGTTGCTCCGATGGCGGCGGCTCGTTTGGATCGGTTGGCTCGGCGGGCGTGATCAAGTCCGCTCCGGCTCCAATCGGACCTTGCATGTCGGGCGGCAATCCGAGCTCCACACGCGCCTCTTGAAGCGTCATGATCCCGGCTCCATAGGCGGCAACCGCCGCGGTTGTCATGGTGGCCAAGTCATCCCGTAGAAGTTGGGAGCGGCGGAAGCGGACATTGGTGCCACGTGGCAACCAAGCGGAGCTCCACACATCTTCAAAGTCCGCCAAGAGCGGCTCCAACGATGTCCGCAAGACTTGCATGTACTGCGGACCGGCCGTGCGGTATGTCATCCCGGCAACCGGAGCTCCGAGCCAATAGCCATCCAAGTTGAATGCGTTTGCCACGTCCACCAAAGACATCTTGCGCGCTTCACTTAGTTGCGTGTCGGTTGGCGACCAAGCAAGCGGGATCACTTGTGTTCCGTTGGGAAGGATGACCGGCTCCCGTTGTGGACCGGAAAACTTGTCCGTCCAATTGCGCTTGGCATCATCGGCCACGTCTTGGGTCAACGTGGCGTTGGGCGTGATCACGGCAACGCTCGGAACGGCTCCGCCCGCTAGAGCTCC